GCCGTCGGAATAGTACGATTTAACCAAAACTGATACGGCTGATTCGCGGTGAAATTCTTATTCGGCAGGTTGGTAAAATCATCGCGGTTCAAGCGTGCCATCGGCACTTCACGAGACATATTTCCAACATAAAATTCGCGGACTGATAAGGTATTTCCACCCGTTTCGCGCATTCTGTAATACTGAATCGTCGCGCCGGGTTCGATCTGGTACCATAACCACTCATTATCGACCCACGTCTCGATACCACAGTCTTTAAGGAGGGTCCAGTTTGTGCCGTCAGAAGACACTTCAAGCAGGATATGGAACGATCCCGAAGTACCCGGTAGAATCCCAATCGAACCCGCATATATCTCGTTATCAAGCCCGTAGTTAATACCGAGGAATCCGTTGGTAACTGACTGCACTACTTTGGTCTCGACATCAGAATCGAATGCACTCGCTAAGTTATAACCCGGGGCGATCGGCGACGAAATATAACCGCCGAGGGCATTTGGCGTGGGTCGGTTCATGTTCCGATACAGCACATTTAGAGTGTCTACTGCACCTAGGGGCAAATCGTAGACATTCTGGTCGGCTTTAAGACCATACACTTTGCTGTCAATGCACCAATATTGAATTCCGATGTTCACCAGATCAGACAGCAGGTAATACAAGAATCGCTTTGAAGCCTGTACTTGCTCGACCGTTAGCTCTTCCGCGAGTTTACCGGCACTACGAGCACCATCATCGATCATGTCTTGGACCGAGATTTTGGTGAGTCCTACAGTGCCGGAATAGCTCATTTTATGCCCTTACCACATTGCGGTTTTTTTGAGAGACGTCGAAGACTTTACACTACCGCCCTTTTTCATGTTATTCAGGCCAGACATCGCTTCTCTTATACGCTCTTGCGGGGTCTTGCGGGGCAGATTTTTATCCCGAGGCTTTTTGAATCTGTCTTCGATATCACTTAAGCCTTGCGCGGCATCCATCGCGTTGAATGTCTCCTCGTCAACGTCGGTCACTTCACCCCGAGCGCGTTTTCTTTCGATCTCTTTCACAAGTTCAGTAAGGCTTGCCATATCTTCTCCTAGTTACCAGCCGGGACAATTCCAACGTTTCATTGAAGCCCGAGCACGCGAGCCTTCCTCAGATTTTCTAGCTACCGGACCCATTCTCGCACAAAACGAATCTCTGCGGAATCCACCTTGTGGTTGGGGTGCCTTTAAATCACTGCCCGTCTCGCGATTATACTTCGCACGGCCTTTCGCCGTTAAACCCGCACCTTTCGAAACCGGTAGTTTCTCACCGCGACCAACCGCCAGCGCTGGACCACCATCCTTCATACCTTGAGCGGTCTTTGCAGATTCTCGAAACGCCTCGGCAGTTGGTGCCCCGGGAGACCCGGGCTTGCGCATTCTTTCGCCACTGCCCGCAGCAATCCGCTCACGTTTAGCGTTAATATTGGCGTACAAGCCGCCCTCCTTCATCTTCTCAGGCAGCTTGCCATACGACTTCTTCCCGACGTTGGATTCCGTGTACTCCGTCGCGGTGGATTGTGAAATGCCGACGCGCTTGGCGACTTTGGGGTCGTGCGCGACCGCCTTCATCAGTCGAAATTGGGCTTTCGACTTTGCGGGCATCAAGACACCTGATTAACGGTCAGAATCATCGCAGGGGCCGCAGGGTACAATGGGCTTACACTAGCCGGGTAGGTGACGATAGAACCGTGCCCATCTACAGAGAGCCACCTCATAGTGACCTTGTCGTTAGCATTCAGAGACAAGAAAATATTTGCCGCCATCAAAGCAGATGCAGGGGTCGATTCATTTTCTCTTGAAGCAATAGTCACCCAGCTAGTAGAATTGGCCACGTCGGTCCCATTGACCGCGAACCAAATGGCCAGTAGGGATTGACCTGCTGTCGAATTGTTCAACTGACCACTAAAAGCGAAGTTATATCTGCCGCCAATCGCGACGTTGATCTCGCTATTTGAAGTGTTTAGCGTCACACCGTTACTCAAGTCCTGCGTGTTTAACTGAACCAGCGTCGGAGTGTTCGCTACTGCTACCTGAGCGCCGTTTACAAAGACCCCGGAGTTGTGGGCCTTATTAGGTGAACCTGCCGCACCACGAGTACATCCAGTAAATGATGTAGCGGTGATCCCAGTGTACGTGATCAATTCCGCTTCGATAAAGATCGCCCCAACAGCTGAAAACCCACTAGTCGTCACCACGGGAATTGTTGTCTGAGTGTTTGTTATATTGCCACTCAAAGTGGTGCTGAAGTCGTAGAAAAACGATCCGTACTGGGTGTTGATATCTGATGGATCTAGTGTCTCCCAGATCGGCGCTGCAGATACCGAACCCGTACCAGTCTGGGTTAGGAACTTCTTGACGGTCGTGATGTTACCCGCGAGCTTCGACAATACATTGGTCGCCGACGCGTACAAGGTGTCGCCCAGCGTATAAGACGTGATGTTCGTACCGCCCTGCGTGGTTTCGACCGGGTTCACATCTAACACTTCAGATACGAATTCAGCAGTCGTTACCTGCTTGTTTACCCCGGTTTGTACTATTGGTGTGATTTCGGTGCCATCTAGCGTCGAAGCGCTTGGCATCGCGGATATTTTCTGATCAGCCATTAGCAGACCTCGAGGTAAATTTTAAAGTCATCTTCTTGCAACACATATCCAGAATTCTCCATCAATATGTAACAAGTTTCGGGCGGTACCGGAGGGACAAGACATGAATAAGTATCCACCACTCCCGCACCACCAACATCATTGCCGTAGCCATTATTTGCATCAGCAACGACACTTATCGCACAACCCGGCGTAGTCTGCGCTTGATTCGCAACGCTGGACCAGCCGACATATGGCACTTAAATCCCCGCTTGCACGAGCTTCAAAGTGGCAGTACCGCCACCTGAATTTACAGTCACTCGCACACCAGTCACTGGGAACGCATAATTGCCATCCTGATCAGTCGATTGACTGGCCACCGTCGGATGATTGAACCATAGGCTGAACCCTACTGCCGGATCATCAAACGTGTGTTGAATGGTGTAATTCACAGTGCCTGAAGCATCAACACCGAAACCCACGTTGAAAGGGCTGATGTTAGTGTTCATGACCAATGCCGAACTACTACCTGCACCCGTTTGAGCTACAGTCTGTACTTTCATAATTCGATCCAATAGAAGACAGGGGCCGAAGCCCCCGTCAGATCAGCACTTCGTGCTCGGCTTGCTCACGTTTCCACCGTTACGGAAAGTACCGGTGAGTTCGTTAATCCGAACAGGCTTCGATGCGGGCTTCTTAGGCATTGCTACGGGAGCGCCCGAATTAACAACTCCCCCCGTAGCGTAATGCTTTTTTGCTGCACCGCCGGTCTTAAAACCACCTTGACCATTCACGACGCCGCCAGTCTTATAACCACCCTGACCCTTGACCACTCCACCGGTCTTCAGGCCTTTGTGAGCTACAGATGCTTTCTTGCCCTCGTGCGACTTCATCTCTTTCTCGAGATTTGAGAGCTTCTTCATCTCTTTAGCGTGCATCTTCGGAGTCTCGCCACCTTCCTTCATCATTGGTGGCGGGATCATCGGGGCAGCTTTACGCAGCACATTGCGTGCCGCCATGCCACGAGCCGATTTGCCCATGCGAGGTGCCGCGCCCTTAGCGGACATTGCACCACCATCGGCTTTATGTACAGCACCACCCTTCTTGAGCTTCAGAATAACTGAAGGCTCGGTGGTCTGCATCTTGACCATCGGTTTAAACTCAGCCATGATCTATTCTCCTTAAGCCGCTTTTTGAGCGTACACAATGGTGAATTTGATCTGCGCTTGAGTAGTAGACACAGTGCCATCAGGATCGACCGTGCAATAAACGACGGTGTTCGTACCAATATCTGCCATTGCCGCGACATCAGCGACGGTCAGAGTACCTGCGGTACGAGCCACGGATGCCATGTCAGTAGCATCCATGTACTGAGCACCACCTGAAGTGGAACCCACCGATACATTCAAAGCAGTAGCTGAACCACCACCAACGACCCAGTTTACGATCTTGTCTGCATACATCTCGATGATCTGAGAACCCACAGGAAGCCGAACTGAACCTACAGCAGCGGCACCAGACGCCAGCGAAGTAACAGTGACCGATTGGGACACCACTACATAACCGCCATCGACTGTATCCGACAATGCATCAGTACCCGTGCGCAGCGTAGAACCAATATAGGTTGCCATTTCATTCTCCTATAACGGGGGCCGAAGCCCCCTGATTGGTTTAGACGCCCGGGGTACCGTACATAGCACGCCAGTCGGTGAAGCCAACGTCGTAACGCTCGGTGGCCTTGTAGCGCATCGAGTCAGTTTCGAAATCACCTTCCATGGTCTTCTCCAGACGACGACGCATCAGAAGCTTCATGCCTTCTGGTGCATCAGTCTGAACCCACCATGCGTTCGGGTTTGTCAGACGGGACATTACTGTCGCGCCTTCAGACAACAGACCGATCGATTTGACTGGGTTAATGTCGTTGTTGGCGGTACCTGAACGCAGGACCGACTTCAGCAGCACTTCGGCTTGGAAAACGTTGCCCGGTGCCACGACCAACTGGGTCGGGACCAGACGGATTTTCTTGCCGTTGTTGTCCACTGCTTGACGGATCTGGATCAGCATCTGTTCGAGCGACGTTTGCGACAGGTTAGCCGCAGTGGTCAGCAGGTTCGATGCAGTACCATTCACGATTGGGTGCGAAGCCGAGTTCAGCTGTACACCGTCACCGCCCGGATATGCCGAGTTGAACGCATAGTTCAGTACGTTCGCCGACAGCGTTTCCTTGGTCTCGATCAACGACTGCGCCAAGTGGCGAGCGTAGGTCTGACCGATGCGGATGTGGTCGCCATCTTCAACGAGGACCTTGGTCAGTGCAAATGCCAGACCGTAGACCTTGTAGACATAGCGCTTGAGGAACAGCACGCCGCCCTGCTGATACGATACTGGAGTACCGTCAGGCAGTTCAGGAGCTGCGCCAAAGCCGTACAACACTGGCTCTTCGTGGTAGTTACGTGGGATGCCTTGCTGTTCGCGGAAAACACGCGACCATTCGTCGGCACGCTGGTCATAGACGCCATCAAAGCATTCGTTAAGGATAGGCTCAACAATACTCCGAAAGTCTGTACTTCTCATCGGGGCTGCCATAGTTCAGTCCCTCCCTTCTTAAATAGCGGTGCCTGCAACAGGACCGAACTGATACTCGGCA